CAAGGTCTTGTCGCCCTTGATTTCCTGAGCGTTGACGATCTGGACATTGTACATCAGGTTCGACTGAGCGAAAGCCTGCTCGGGCGGGCCGTACCAGATACCAGACTTGATGCTGTCTGCGTCTGGGCCGAGTGCGCGACCAAGGAGAACCTCAGCACGCTGCGCGATACCTGGGGTGATTGCCGCGCCATTGAGGTTAATCGTAGGCGTAGACAAGCGACCGGGGTACGTTGCGCGGTTCAGACCAGCGATAGTGCCGGTATTGCTGTTCACGTCCCAGGCTTTGATTCCCAGGAGCGAATTGCCAGCTCCGTACGTTGCGCCGTTGACAACCACGAAGTCCGTGACAGCCAGACCAGTGATATTTGCCAAGTTGGTGCTGAAGTACAGGGTGTTGCTCGGGCCGTCAGAGTACGAGATCGTTGCGGGTCCACCTGGACGGAGGACTCCACCAACGCTGTAGAACTGAACTTGCTGCTGGTCCGTGAAAGCGACAGCAACGTTCATACCCGCGATGCTAGATGCAGCACCTAGGGTGATCACTGCGGCTGCGGGGATTTGGTCGATCATGCCCGAGCCGTCAGAGTTGATGAGCCCTTCGATGCCCTGCATTGCGGCGTCGAGCGAGTTCTTCATTTCCTGGGCTTTGACTGCGAACAAACCCTTCTGCTTAGAATCCGTGGAAGCCTGAGCGAGCCAGGAAATTTCACAGACGTTAAACAGGTACACCGGAGCCAACGCGAACGATGCCCACTGCGAACCCGTACCGCGATTCATGGAATCTGCGTTGCCAGTGCCTTGCGAAATTGCCGCACCTGCCTGCACCCTGAAGGGCACACGGAAAGATGCACGAACCGTGCCACCAGCATTGCTCTGGTTAGACACGGGAATACTAGTCAATATGTTACGCAGAATGAGTACGAATGTACTCAAATTGGGTACAGTCATTTCTGCTGTACTCTGCATGTTGTTATTTCATGCAGTTCAGACTATTGCATCACCGCTCATAACAGTGTTCTCTCGCTTAGTCGTTCAGGCTGCTTTCGCTTGCCCCTCGTTGGCGTTTCAGCGTTCGAGTCAATCAGAGAGAATTTACTGAGGCCCACTAGATTAAGCCTCTGCTTTGAACATGGAATATGCCGTGGTCCCGTGAAACACGAGATCAGGAATTTCCTTGGCAACACATTTGTTCAAAACTACAATGCTCTTGCCAGTAGATAAGCATCGAGTTCGACCGCTTCAACAGCGGCCTCAAGTAGCGCCATATAGATTGTTTCCTTTATTACGATGTACGCCACAGATTCCTTGATTCAATCTGCCACGCCATGTGAGTCTTCGTAATGCCACGTCCAATTCCTCATGTCGAGTTTTGAAGCCTTCGAGGCCAATCCGAGGATCGGATAGTGTTTAGATCAAGATTGAGCGTGTAGCTCCGTAGTGGAATACGCTCGGGTAACAACTTCGTCCGACTGCACCTACTCCACTGCGGAGCCACACTGCACTCCGTACTTCTATTGCATGATTACAGAGACTGCGAGGCAGTCACGTCAGCCGCGTAAACCCCAACCGTAGGTCCACCTGTGCTTGTGGTGGGCGCACTCCCTAGGGTGTACACGTACGTACCTTGCTGCACCCCACCGACAACATCCGAGGGTCCATCAAGGCACCCTTGGAGTTGCAGAGTAAGATTAGCTGCTCCCCCCAGGTTTCCCGAAGCTAGCGCTCCACCCGATTGCTGGGTGACTGCGGTGACGATTGCGGTGACCGAAACTTGATCACCAACTTGCACGGGTTTACCCGTTCGCGTGGTTCCTTGAAATGCCATGATTTAATTCTCCTTTGAATTTGAACTTTTGAAACTACTTGCGCCACGTCACGTACCTGCCTGGGGCCTTATCAGTGCCTTTCAAATACGCACGGCCCAAAATGTACAGGTGCTGCTTGGGGTCCTTATCCCAGTCGATTGCCTCCCACTTCGGTTTCTGCGCAACATACACAGGTTTGCCCGTTGCCGCTGCTTGCTCATCAACCTTAGCAGTTGCTTCCTTTTTCTCAGTAGCCGCTGCCACACGCCCCGCAGCAGCTCCCCCTTTGGCGTACCCTGGGTAAAGAGTTTGCACCGTGTTTCTCACGGTCTCAGGAGCAAGAGACTCGACCCGTGCCTTGTGATACTCCTCGATCTTAGCTCGGTCAGGGTTCTTTGCCGCCCACATAGATTTCATTTGCAGCTGATATGCACTGTCTGCTTTCAATGCTGCGTACAAATTGTTCTTGATCGTAGTGCCGAGAGGGACTAAGTTCTCCCTACCATAACCTTTGAAGAAAGGCATCTTCAAGTAAGGTCCGAGTTCCTTCCCAAGCAATGTGTTATTACTCTTCTCACAAACCTTAGCAACGCTATTCTTGAACTCCGTTGTCTGGTTCGTCTTGAAGTCGTTTTGCTCTTTCAGGAAAGCTGCACGTTCCTCATCCAGCTTCTTACGCTCGGGAGAAACTTCTTTCTCCTTAGATTTCTGGTTTTCAGAGGCCAGTCCGTCATACCACTGCTTGATGCCATACTTTCCACTGACGATTTCCTTAGCTGCCGCTACAGCCTTATCGGGGTCCGGGTCGGCCAGAGCTTTCACCAAACCTGCGATAGCACCAGGGAGGTTCTCTGTCTCAAGCTGGTTAAAAAGATGAGGACCTATGGTTGCCTCAAAGCCCTTTGCATCGTTAGCCTTCAGAGCATCTAGGAACGACGGGGCCAATTTCCCGAGTGCGTCCAGTTTGCCCACTTGCTTCAAATCCTCAACGATATCATTGATAAGCTCTGGGCTTCCTTCATACAACTTAGCATCACTGGCCTCAGCCAGAGCTGCGGTTCCCGTAAGCTTTTCGTAGCCCGCTTGACCACCCACGAGATCAGAAAATTCCTTAGCAGCCTGCATTTCTTTGATGCCGCCAGGGTAAATCTGCTTAGCTGCCTCCCACCTTTCATAGCTGCCATGAAGCTGTTTAACAGCGCTAGCATGGGATGGGTCCAAATCACGCAAAGCCTTCAACGAAGCTCTAATCTCCTTAGGTGTCTTCTCTGTACCAGGGAGGTCCTCCGTTTTGGTTGCGTCTGTCTTGTCTTTGGTTGCGTCTACCGTTTTAGTTGCGTCTACCGTTTTGTCGGTATCCACTGTGGAATCAGTTTTAGTTCCTGTAGTGTCCACATCTGTAGTGGTGTCTACGTCGGCTGCTGGTGCATCAACCGTAGTTGATACGTCAGTAGTTGCTGCGGCTACTGCGGCTGTTTCTAGCCCTGTGTAGTCCAAAATGCTATCGCTCATCTTGAGTCATTACCTTCCTTGAGTCTTGGTTTCTCTGAGTCTTGTTCTACAATGGCTATGATCTTTTTCTCAAGTTCAATAGCCGTCATTACTGCGTCTGCCCGAGTGTGCCCGCTGGTAGTGAGCACCGCTGCGGCCTGTAAAAGCCTTGCAACCCTGATATCTGAGTCTACCATTGGGTAAGCCATTCCAAGAGCTTATCTAACCAGTTCTTTTTTACTATGAACCCTGAATTGCACACACAAGGTTCATGAAGCCTGTGTAGCCTGTCCATGTCCAGTATGTCCGCAATACTGTGGTGCTTTAGCATGTAACCTTTGTCCCATATGGGACAAATCTTTTCTAGCATCCTGAGTCCTCCACCTTAAACACATACTTAAGGCCCCCTAAAGGCTCTACGGTTACTGTGCCCTTTATGGTGCTACTGATAGCGAACAACTTTCGTACTTCATCTGCTGTAAAGTTAGAGAACTTCTCATCTTGCTGCTCTAAATGGAGAAGAGCTAGTTTATTAGCTAATTCTCTTCCCTCCCAAAACTCTTTCTGTAAAGCGTCGGGGTTAGAGCTTATAGCTGTCCTGCAAGTATCTAGCTGCTGGTTTAGAAATTCCTTAAGTCTTTCATTCATTTTCTGAGTCCTCCTGGGGTTATGCCCCGTATTCTGCTTCCTTTGCTTTGCCGAAAAGAACCTCGACTGAGTATTTTCCGTCGTCATCGACATAGACTCCCAGGCTTCCCCCAGGTTCAACACTCGTCTCCGAAGATTCTGGCCTTCCTTCTTTCATACCCTTGATGAGGTTTTCCAAAGTCACGATGTTACTGTTGTGGGTAACGAAAACCGTTAGCTTCTTGTCCCTCAGTTCCCTATCGAAGAACTCAAAGGTTCTGTTCTCCAGGTCGTCCAAGGCTTCCCCATCTGGAATTTTGCTCTTTGGATGGTCTATAAAATAATCAAGGAGTTCTGCATAGTCTTCCTTGTCTTTTCCTCCCATGAATCCTAGGTCAAAACTGATGAGACCTCGGTCCTGCGTAGCATCAAGACCATACTCCTCAGCAACTGCATCAGCGGTTTGAACAGACCGCTTCAAAGGAGAACTAATCACCCTCTCCACCTTTATATCTTCACCCCGCATTGCCTCAGCTGCTTCTTTTGCCTGAGATTTACCTTTTTCAGAGAGGTCTGGGTCCAACCTACTACGAAAACATTTCTTAACGTTGAGGGTAGTTTGGCCATGCCTCAAGACAATATGGGCTAGGGTTTTCTTCTTGTCTGCCATAGTCCTCCTACTTTCTTGGGTTTTGTCCATTTCTTCCTGTAATCTGTGGATTTATCACTCTTTATGGAGTTACAAGGTCCACATAAAGGTTGGATATTGCCGATGTCACTCGTTCCTCCTTTAGATACTGGGATCACATGATCTGCTGTGAGATTCCATCGCTTACCACAGGACAAGCAACGATTACCATACTTCTTACACAGACTTCTCCACTCAACTACCGTAAAAGAACCGCCCGCTTCGGTCTTTCTCGTGCGCCTCACGGAGGCAGCCACTCTATAGAACTCTAAGTGAGCTTTTCTCCACGCCTTAGTTTGAATCCTATGAGGCTCTGGGTTAGCGTGACGCCTAGCTATGGCTTTTATTTTAAGCTCTTCCTTGTGCTCTCGGTGGTACCTGCGTATGTCGGCCTTTACTTTTTCTAAGTTTCTTTTCCTGTAGGCTTTGCAATATGCTTTGTGCTTTTCTGGGTTAGTATTTGGCACTCTTCCTCCAATAAAGGCGAGAAGGGAAGTGTATTGGGCACCTCCCTACTCTAACCGAAGGCCGCTAAGCCCTCAGATTTCTTACCTACGTAACTGACGCGGTTGCTCCCCACCTTGGGGTGGTTTATTGTGCTCTGCCAATGCAGCGGGTATAGCTTTCTTTTGAACGGCCTGATTAAGTTGGTCTGCCGCGTGCTGTTGAAAGTCTGTCACAGTAGCCTGAATCCCTGCTTTAGCCAATCCAGCCACTGCCACATTGGGTGGCATCTTACTTATGTCGATGCTGATGCTCTCCGAAGGTGGTTTCTGCGGTGGAGGAGGTGCATTGGCTATGGCAATCTTCTTAGCCATAGCTGTGTGCTCCGACCAGTGCAGATGCATATTTTGGTATGCAGCCCTTTGCTCAGGTGTCCCGTATTTGAATTTCTGTCCCTCGCTACCGTTCAACCAATCTAAGCATTCCATCGCTTCAATCGGATGTAACTCACTTTCATCCTGTGCAACAGGCACAGTGCTAACCATAGGTGGCAAAGTTTTCATTTGCTGAGTTAACTGCGCCACTGCTGCCAATTCCTTGGGGTCAGGTGGCATACCTGCTGCTAGCTTCGGACCCATCTCATCAGCTGCCTGAGATAGAAGTTGCTGAATTTTCAGCACCTGAGGGTTAGGCATAGGCCCAGACCTTAGCAACAGCTCCATCTCCATTTTCTGTTTGGTGATAGATGATGCTCCTGGTACTTTAAATGCCTTCATACGTATTCCGTCTTGAAGTGCAGGGAGATTAGCAGGAGACAACAACCACTGCGACAAAGCAGGATTAGACGCACTAGCGTCAATCATCTTAATGAGTTTGGCTTCACGCTGGTTCCAACTCTCGGGAAATGCTGGGTTAGACTCAGGATAACAGGTCACGTTACCCGCAAGGTTTGTAGTATTCACTGAAACTACACCCTTGCCAGGAATACTTTGGACTACCTTCTTTCCATCTCTGCAATCTGCCGCACAACCTACCGCTTGTCTAGAACATTCTGCGATCAGATACTGAATGCTGTTCCATGGGCAACCTATGCGTTGCAAAGCTTGGTCCATTTGAAGAACAGCGTTGCCTACCGTGTTTTCACCTGTGGCTGCTCCGAACATCGAAGGGAGCGCCCCAGTTATTTCTTCGGACAGCGTAGTAATGAACCACTTGATGAAATCGGCCAACGAGCCCTGGGGTTGTGGCGTAGGTTCAACCATTATGTACTGATCTGCCGTGGTTAGCCCAGGTTGCGGTTCGAAACCTCCGGTGCTCCCAGGGACATTGGTTTGACTTTTTATGGCTTCTAGATCAAAAGCCTCTGCATTCATCCATTTCTTTGGAATCGTACGCTTGAAGAAGTCGTCCTGCAAGTCCACCCAATCGTTAATTCTCTTTTGGATGGAGATCATAGCGCTGCCTATTGCCCTGCGATTCTGGCCTTTACCAGAAAATGCGTGCGCAATAGCAAGGTGCTTATCCATGCTCTCATTACGAGAGAATGCGTAGTTAGCCCCGGCCTTAACCAGCAAACAACCGTTCGGAAATGCTTCAAAAAGCTCTGCACGTACATCGTCACTTATTTTTTCCGACATAAACATCGAAGGACGAAACCATGAGTGCTTGACTATGGTGTGATTCTGTAAAGAATCTCCGGTGACGTAGGCTCCTAAAACTGCCTGCCGAGTGTTCTCTCTTGCGATCCTGTCCAGCTCTACTTCTGATTGCCCATCTGATCCTGGCTTGATCTTATCTGCGATCCACGGAAACTTTGCTTTCACAATGACGACGTCCAAGTCCTCATACAGCTGAACAAACTGCATATCACTGAGGTTGTCCACAGCTATGGGACACTTGTGATCGAGCTTTCCGTGAAGCGTAGTTACTTCTCTTCCTCTGGCCTTCTTTGCGGAATTAGTTTGTACTGGAGACTCTGTTTGTTCTCGAAATTCGTCTAAGCCCTCTTGCCCAGTAGCTTCATCGTCAGGAGGATTAAGTAGGTCCTCCGGCACAACCGGGGCTTCATCTCCTTCATCGCCCTCAAAACCATAGAGCTGACCATTCAATTCGTAGCGTGTCCACGCTAAAACTCGGTCCTCATTCCAAAAAATACGTGCACAACTGTTCACTAAGGAGTGGAGGTTGTTGTTTCTAGCCCAGATTTCCTTAAATTTCTCAGCTTCCTCTGCTGCCACAATGTCTGGGCCGTAATTTGGGTTTGCAGCGAAGAACTCAACCTTAGGTACCTCTCGGGAGAGCGCAGCTACAATAATGTCCCCCTTGGCCCCGTACACGTTCGTATCGTAAATCGTGTTGTTATTCTGTTGTGATGCTGGGCCGAACCCTGAGGCTTGCCCAGGGAGAATCCAGCCACCTTGCTTACCTCGGAGTAAGTGCTGATAACCGCGATCAAAATGCAGACTTTCCCAGGTTTGTTCTACTTCAAAACGTCTCGCGGCCACATCGGTTTTCGTGGCCAGCAAATCCAGCTGCATAAGTGCGGCCTGAGCATTCTCAGATAAATCCGCAAACGGTTCGCTGCTCCAGTCAAAAGGGGCGTA